GTCACGCAGATCGCCCCTCGACGGCCTCGACGTGCTCCTGGCACGCGTACAGCGCTCGTGGCTCCATGAACCGCGTCGCCGCCCCGTCGAGGGCCAGACGGGCCGCACGACGGGCGTAGACGACCGCCCAGCGCGCCGGGCGGTGGCAGACGATGCAGAGACGCGGACGCCTGCGCTTCACGCGAGACGCGCCCCCTCGGTGCGCTGACGGGCACCACGTCGGGGTGCCGGGCACTCGTCGGCTGCTGCGTCGATCAGGTCGACCAGGCCGGCGTACGGGGCGCGCAGGTTGCGGTGGTGGATCTGGCGGTGCTCGGTGATCCGCAGGGTCACTGCGAGGTCGAGCGCGCACGAGCTACAGCGCCCGATGACGGAGTGCAGGTGCTCGTTCGACTCGCGGAGCGCGACGAAGGCCACGTCTCCGCCGCAGGTCGGGCACTGCACGTCGAACCTCACGAGGCTGCCTCGAACAGGGACAGCTGCCCGTCGACCGTGGCGGGCGGGGCTGCCGGGGCGGGCGCGATGTCGAGGAGGTCGAGCGCGGCGGCGTGTCCGTAGCGGTGCTCGGTGTCGCGGCGGAGGTCGTAGGGGCGTCCGCTGGCCTGGTGAACGAGGTCGTCGCCGCACTGGGGGCAGGTGAGGTCGAACGCGTAGATCATGCGCGCACCGCGTCGGCGAGCACGAACCCGGTCGGTGCGATCGGGTGACGCAGGAGCATCGACGGCGCGACCGGCGCCGGGCCGTAGCCGGCGACCTGGAACACGCGCACCGCTGCCTGGCACGCCTGCGCCGGGGTGGTGAACCAGCGGTGCGATGTCTTGCTGGCACCGTCGCCGAGGTCGACGGTCGACAGGACGCACCACACCTCGCAGCCGAGGACGTCGGTCGCCCAGCGCGAGATGAACACGGAGCGGGTGCGGCCCGAGGCGTCTGGCGCGTCGAGGACGACCTTGCCGAGGCGGGTGGTGGGGTTGACGACGAGGCTGGTCACGCACGCACCTCGTCGAGGTAGCGCCACTCGATGCGGCGGCAGTGCACGCGATCGATCGGATCGAGCACGCCGCGATGCCATACGGCCCACGGCGCGGCCGTCGCTCGGCGGTACCCGTGGCCCTTCAGCCAGAACGCGATGAACTCCTCCGGCAACATCCACGGCAGGCCCTCGCGGGCACAGACGTCAGGTTCGGTGAGTGCGAAGCCGATCGGCTCGACCGTCACGCGCGTGATCTCGACCTCGGCGAGCACGACCTGTCGGGCGCCCTTCGGGAGGCCCATCCCCTTCTCGATCAGGGTGAGCCGGTCGCCCTGCTGCAGGTCGCGCCAGGTGTCGACGTGGCGGCGAGTGACGGTCTTCGTCCGGTCGCGGACGGCGTCGACGGTCATCGAGCAGGACATGCGGCGGCTCACAGGCCACCGCCGAGCAGCATGTCGACGGTCTCACGGCACGGGTGGTGGAGACGGAACGTCGGGGACCAGCCGTAGCCCTCGGCCAGCGCGCCGATGTGCTCGAGGTCGGCGACCGACCCGGCCTCGTGGATCCGGAGCACGCGCGGACCTGCGGCGGCGGCGCGGATCGCGGCGAGCATGTCGTCGTCGGAGGCGGCGGCGCCGATCAGGACGGCGTCGGGCGTGGTCGCGTGGACGGTGACGGGCATGGGTGCCTCCTCGGGGGACGGGGCGGGTGGGTGTCAGCTGGACGCAGCGAGGGCGCGGGCGTGGACCAGGCGTGCGTGGAGCTCGCGGCCGGCGTTCGTCGCCTGCCAGATCGCGGCGGTGGCGCCGCGGCGGGTCGTGAACGTCTCGCCCTCGACGCGCACGACCAGCCCCTTGCGTTGCAGCTCGAGACGGCGTTTGCCGGCCGTGTCCTGGCCGAGCCCGTTGAGGGCTTCGTGCTGGTGGTCGGCGAGGCCGGCGAGGGAACGGACCAGGGCGTCGAGCACGGTGAACTGCAGGTCGGTGAGGCGGGCCTCGCTGAACGCGGTCGCGGCGGCGCGTGCGGTGTCGAGGTCGCCCGAGTGGTGGAGCGGGGAGACGGTGTGCGGTGGCACGGTCAGCTCGGCGCCCGATGGGAAGCGGACGACGAGACGGCCGTCGTCGAGGGTGGAGACGATCTCGACCCGGTCGGTCCAGCCGGGGAGGACGTCGAGCGCGGCGAGGACGGTCACAGCGCGACCTCGTCGAACAGACCCGACTGCTGGGATGGCTCGATGCAGTGCGGCGACATCCACAGCACCTCGCGGTGGCGGTTCTCAGCGTTCTGGCCGCCCTTGTTGTCGGACGTCTGATACGCGGCGGTGGCGCTGTAGCGGTGACGTCGCCACGAGGGCGGGATCAGGTGATCGTGTTCGGTGTCGTAGCCGGCGAGCACGATCCGCAGGCGGGGGTCGTCGCCGTTCGCGATGCACCAGTCGCGTACTGCGTGGGCGATCGTGTGGTCATCGACGGCGTACAGGTCGGCGGTACGGACGTCACCGAGGTACGGCGGATCAAGGAACACGCCGACCGTTGACCCGTAGGACAGTGCGCCGCGCGTGACGACGCGAGACCAGTCCCCGCAACACACCCTGACATCACGGAGTCGGGCGGCGATCTCGGCGAAGTAGGCGACGACCCCACCGGGGCGAAGGTGGTGCTCGAGGTTGTTGAACCCCGCCTTGCCTGCGTTCCCGAGATGCGGGAGCTGGCGGTTGACACCCTGGCCTGCGTTCCCGAGATGCGGGAGCTGGCGGTTGACACCCTGGCCTGCGTTCCCGAGATGCGGGAGCTGGCGGTTGACACCCTGGCCTGCGTTCCCGAGATGCGGGCGCTGGCTCACGATCCCGTCATCGCCGACGACCCACGGGCCATCACCAGAGCACCAGCCGCCACCGATCCAGGCGTTGACCCCCCACACCCACCAGCCGGCCACCTGCGCGTCGAAATAGTCCGGGTCGGCTTCCATGCCGTTCAGCAGGCGCGAACGGCCGGTGTTGACGAGCCACAGGTGACGAGCGAACAGGTCGACCTCGTTGACGGGCCAGTCGCACCAGTACGCGACGGCCTCGGGGTCGCGGGAGATGGCGCGCCAGAAGTTGGCGATAAACCCGTCGGCGTCGTTCACCGTCGACGCGCGACGCTTGCCGCCCGACAGATCGTGAGGGCGCCCGAGCAGCACGGCCAGCGACCCGGCGAACGGCTCGACGTAGTTGTCCACGTCGCCGAGCGACTGCCACACGACGTCAGCAACGCGACGCTTGCCGCCGAACCAGACGAACGGCGCCTTCACGATCCGCCCCTCGTGATGTGGCCGACCCCGAAGTCGCCGGCGTCGGGACCGTTCGCGGTGGCGAGCGACGAGACGAGCACGCGTTCGCCGTCGACGCGGACGGCGAAGCGGGGCGAGCGCAGGTGCTGCCGGGCGAACTCGGTCACGGCGTCGACCAGCTCGTCGTCGGTGGTGGCCGGGGTGATCAGCGACACGTCGAGCGAGCGCGCCAAACGGCCGAACGTGATCCGGGTCATCGCTGCCTCCACACGAAGCGGCGACGCTCGGCGATGATCGACGGGTGCTCCCAGCCGCACACGTGGCAGCGGCCGGTGGTCAGCTCGTGATGGGCGGCGAGGCGCTCGACCACGAGGGCGTGGTCGGCGGCCGGGACCGTCACGGCGAGCAGATCGGCCTGCGCGTCGATCGCCGCGGCGGCGCGCTCCATCAGCGCACGCGCGAGACCCGACAGGTACGGGGCGGCCTCGCGGAGGTCGCCCGACAGGACGGACGACGCGCGACGATGCTCGACCGACGTCACGACGGCTGCCGATCCGGGATGTCGTACCACTCGATCTCGCCGCGTTCGGTCGATTCGCGACCCGGCAGCGGGTTGGCCTCACACCACTCGGCAGAGCTGAGGCAGATGTGCCAGCCACCGAACCCGCCACAAACCATGCACGCCTCGTCCCAGCCGTCGAGGTCGTCGTAAACGATCCCGTGATCGCAGTCCGAACAGTCGACCCAGCCGCACGACGACCCGCAGCGGGCGCACTGGCAGTCCTGCTCCCTCGCTTCGGCCTGAGCCGGCGTGTTGGGCGGGCCGGACCAGCCGGTCGTTGCGGCCTGCTCAATCCCGTCGAGAGCGGCGACCAGCCCGCTCGGGCGGTCGTGTTCGCTGGCGGCACCCAGGCTGCACTCCGTGCAGACGTTGACCACCTGCGGCCAGCCCAGCCACCAGTGCCCGTTCGGGCAGAGGCACCAAGGGCGGCGATACTCGGACGTGTCCGCGTGCTCGCTCATGCGGCGACGTCCTTGCCGGTGGAGTGGTCGTGGTCGCCGGCCTGGTAGTCCCAGTCGCGGCGGCGGAGCGGCGGCTTCGGCTCGGGGAACGGGTCCGCGCGGCCGCAGTCCTGGTTCAGCGACCAGCAGATCGCGGTCATCCGGTCGGCCTTGCCGCGGACCGACGCGACCCAGTCGACCTCGCCGACCGCTGCCCCGTTGTGCAGGAGGGCCGCACGGTAGGTGCCGCGCTCGGGCTGCCATCCCCACGTCCGGCCGGGCTGGCGGTCGACCTCGCCGTTCAGGGCGCGTTCGAAGCGGGCGCGGGCCAGGTTCGGGTGGTGGAGCTCGACCAGCCAGCGGACGAGCGCCACGTCGGTGACGGTGCCGTCCCCGCGGTCGAGGACGATCCGCCACACGGCGTCGCGGTCATACGAGCGGACGCGGAACGCGGGGACGGCAGCTGTCATGTCACGGGATCCACATCGGTTCGAGGCCGGTGGCCTCGGTGAGGTGAGCCGCGATCTCGCCGATGATCTCGGCGATGCGCTCGTCGAGCTTGGGAGCGGTCAACACGAACGTGACGGCGTCGCCGGTGACCTTCGGCTTGATCAGCACGTCGACCTGAAGGGTTGAGGAGATGCCGGCGAACGGAGCGATGACGAGGGTGATCTTCTCGGGGACCTCGACGCGGTTGCCGGGGCCGGCGTGGAGGGTGACGTTGTCGACGACCTCGACGGCGAGCTGGCCGGAGGTGCGGTACACGGACTTGGCCGATGTGGTGCGGATCGCGTGGAGGTCGGAGATCAGGTCGCGGAGCTCGGCGCCGGGTGGCGCAGCGATCTCGGTGATCCCCTCGACGATCAGGTCGAGCATCGCCTCCTGTGTCAGGGGCTTGCCGAGCGCGTTGCCCCAGCGGCGTGCCGCCGCGGTCGGGCGGATGATCAGATCCGCCCGGTGGGCGCGGCGCGCGGTGGCCGCGTCAGCGGCGGGGATGTCGTCGAGGACGTAGTGGGCGACCTTCAGGTCGGCGAGCAGAGGTTCCGTGCCCTTGCCGTTGACGTCGACGATGTAGCCGAGGGTGTCGGCGGTGGCGTACCGGTTGACGTACGCGGCGAGCGACCGCACTCCGACGAACGCGGTGGTGAGCGACCGGTACTCGGGCAGCGTTGCCGCGGACAGTGTGCGCGTGTCCTCGACCCGGAACGCCCACGAGGGCGGGACGAGGAACGCGAGCCCGTGCTCGCCGACGGGCCGCGGTCCGACAGCGGCGACGGCGTTCTCGACCGACTGGGCGACGACGTCGGCGTTGATCTCGTACTGGGCGAGCACGCTGCTGGCGAGCGCCTCGGCGGTCTGCAGCTCGAGCGGAGCGTCGAGCTTGGATGGTGTGTCGGTCATGACGTCGGTTCCTCCGTGGTGGCGGGCCCGACCCACATCGGGTCGGGCGGGTTGCCCGTGTCCGGGCGGGTCAGCTGCGGCTGGTTCGGGTCGCGGCGCGACAGCGAGCCGTCGGAGGCGACGTAGAAGAACTGACCGCCCTCCTTGCCCTCGGGCGGCGCGGACTTCACCGACGGCGAGACGATCACCCCGCCGCCCTTCGCGGACAACGCGAGCGTGAGCGTGACCTTGCCGCCCTTGTCGAACAGCACGACCGACTCGGCGACCTCGCGCAACGCGGCCGTGAGCCGGTCGTTCAGCGCGCCGTGCCCGTACTCGGTCAGCCAGTCGGCGAACGTCACCGCCGGCCCCTTCTTGTTGCTCATCGCTCCCCCTTCGGGATGGTTGGATCCGGGAGCACCCGGTCGATCAGGTCGGCGGCGTCGCGCTCGCGACGGCCGCGCAGGATCTCGTGCTCGGCCTCAAGCTCGGCCAGGAGGCGGGCGCGCTCGTCGGCTGCTGCGGCGCGGACGCGTTCACCGCGGCCGAGGTCGTTGCCGATCCGGCCGGCGAACTCCTGCTGCGCGAGCGGGGTGCCCTCGATGACGACCGATGGCACCGGGACGAGACGGCCGTTCGCGCGCATCTCGTAGTGGTCGACGGGCGTCTGCGGCGCGGACGGCTGCTCGCCGGGGACGGGGCGGCCACGGTCGTCGCCACCGACCACGGCGGCGACAGCCAGGACACCGGCCGAGAGCACGGCCACGGCGATCGCGACGGTGATCGGCGACAGGGTGGCGATCACGACCGCACCTCGGGGGCGGGAGACGTGGAAGTAGCTGTCGAGTGACGGTCCAGCCAGCCCTCGTAGCGATGGCGGTCCCAGTCGAGGCCGAGGGCGCTGCGCGGCTTGCCGTGGTAATCGCCGTTGCCTTCGCTCATCGACTGCACCTGGCAGTCGATCGGCAGACCCGTGACCTTCTGACCCCACAACGAGAGCATCAGGTTCAGGCGGCGCGTGTCGAGCAGCGCGTCGAGCTGAGCGAAGGTGTCGTCGGGCACCATGATCCGGACGTCGACGTCACGCCAGTCGGCGCGCTCTCGCGATGACCCGACGTGGTAGGGCATGTGCTTGAAGTGCCAGGCGGCGTAGAGGTGGCGCCCCCAGTCTTTGAGCAGATCCTGGTCGCTGACATGCAGGAACGAGTGCCGGCGGCCGGCCGACGTCTCGGAAGTATCCGTCGGCTCACCCACGGCGCACCTCCCCGGCTCGCTGCAAGCGGTCGATCTCGGCGGCGATGAGCGCCCCCGCCTTGACGAGGTTGCGGATCGGGTCGCCGCTCGGCTTCCACCACGACGGATGCCACGGCCACCCGATGGGTGCGCCCTGGTCGTCCTCGGGCCAGCACACGCCGTTCTTCTCGCCGACGGCGTGAATCGCGTAGGCGACCGCCGCCTGCGTCAGCTCACAGGCGTCGTGCTCGTCGTCGTGGTCGGGGGTCCAGCCCTCGGCCTCGACCTGGCGGCGGCGCTCGGCCGCGATCATCTCGGCGCCTGGCTCACCCACGGCGCACCTCCCACGGGGCATCGGGCGGGCAGGTGTGCGTCGAGCCGTCCGCGAGCCGGACGCGGATCATCCCGTCAGCGCGGCGGGCGACCATGTCGACCACCGTGGAGCGCGAGCCGCGCACGACGGTGTCGCCCGGCTCGAGGTCGGCCGCGGACGCGGCGACAGTGATGGGGGCGGGCAGCTCCCCGGGGCGCAGGGGGCACGCTCCCGGGGAGGAGACCGGACGCACGGACGGTGGGGCTTCGATCAGGTCGGCGACGTTCACGTCGCACGCTCCAGTTGCGCGTACACCGACGGGTCGACATCGAACTGCCACGCGGCTGCGGCGAGCGCTGTGGCGATGTCGGCGGGGACGGTCTCGGCGAACGTGCGGCGGGTCCCGTCGCGATCGCGCGACGCGTTGCGCATCACCAGCAAGCGAACCCGCTCGTCGAACGGCTGCGCCTCGTCCGGCAGATCGAACAACTCCAACCGATGGCCCGGATTGCCCGGATCGTCGCAGGCGTCGATCGGGGCGACGCCGAGCGCCGCAAGGTAGCGGTCCCAGCCGAACGACTCGATCGCGCATCGGCGGATCTCTGTGTTCGGTTCGGCCGCGATCCGCTCCACCGTCGGCGCTGCGACCACCCACTGCGGAACCGTCGTGCCATGCCACGACCAGATCGCCCACTCGTCACCCCACGCGATCGCCGGCCCCGTCGCGCAATGCAGGCGATGCGAACCCCAGCCGTCAGCGGCGACGCGCTCGCGGTGAATGACGTCCGGGCGGTCGGCGACGATCACAAACTCCCGGTGCGGCCACCACCAGCCGGCGCCGTTCGCGTCCCGCAACGCGGTCACAAGGTGCTGGACCGACCGGACGCCAATCACCTCGACGCAGGCAGCACGCCACGCGTCCCAAGACCGCCATGGCGACAGATGGTTCCACCAGGCACCGTCCACGGCACCGGCCACGGCACCGCCCACGGCACCGCGCACGGCATCGCGCACGGCACCGCCCACGGCACCGGCCACGGCACCGCCCACGGCATCGTCCACGGCACCGCCCACGGCATCGGCCACGGCATCGCGCACGGCACCGCCCACGGCATCGCGCACGGCACCGCCCACGGCACCGCCCACGGCGGTGACCACGGCACCGCCCACGGCACCGGCCACGGCACCGGCCACGGCACCGCGCACGGCACCGCCCACGGCATCGGCCACGGCACTCCCCACGGCATCGTCCACGGCACCGCCCACGGCACCGACCACGGCATCGGCCACGGCATCGACCACGGCACCGCCCACGGCACCGCCCACGGCACCGCGCACGGCACCGCCCACGGCATCGCGCACGGCACCGCCCACGGCATCGCCCACGGCACCGACCACGGCACCGGCCACGGCATCGCCCACGGCATCGTCCACGGCACCGCGCACGGCATCGGCCACGGCACCGACCACGGCATCGCCCACGGCACCGACCACGGCACCGGCCACGGCACCGCCCACGGCACTCCCCACGGCATCGTCCACGGCACCGACCACGGCATCGTCCACGGCACCGCCCACGGCACCGCGCACGGCATCGCGCACGGCACCGCCCACGGCATCGACCAGGGCCTCGGCCACGGCATCGTCCACGGCACCGCCCACGGCATCGGCCACGGCATCGACCACGGCACCGCCCACGGCACCGCCCACGGCATCGTCCACGGCACCGCGCTGGAGCGCGAGGATCGCGGAGGCGATCGGCCCAGCCACCGCCGCGACGAGCGGCGAGCGGACCCACACGACGTGGCCGTGCCAAGGGAGGCCCGTCGCCGCGTAGCAGCGACGGATGCCGTCCTCGACCGACGCACGGTCAGCCGGACCGCACGTCAGCACCCGCTCGATCCACGCCTGCGCATATGGCGCCAGCGCGGTGCGCTGTTCGTCGGTGAGCGTAGTGATCATGCTCACGGCGATCAGTCCGCGACGCGACGAATCTCGTCGGCCTGCTCGCGCTTGCCGGTCAACACGTAGGTGCCAGGAGCGATCCCGTTGGCGCCGTGCTCGTCGGTGTGGATCAGCCACGCCACCGCACCCTCGGGCACGTCGAGCACGCCGAGGCGCATCCCGTCCTCGGACGGCAACCAGGTGACACCCGGGCCGTCCGCGTGAAGGATGTGCGCGTTACCAGTCGCCTCGCCGCGCACCACCCGGACACCATCGGCGGTGACGGGCGACATGGCGGCACGCTCTGCTGTGCCGAGCTTCGGGCGCGGGACGATCAGCACATCGCCCTGGCGCTGCGGACCGGAAAGGACCGGGACGTCGATGTCCGCTGCGAGATCAGGGGGGATCATCACCTGATGGCGGGCGAACAGTGTGGTGATGGTGGTGCTCATGCGGCAGCCCTTTCGATGGTCGGATGGTGGGTGATGGTCGCAACGGCAGACGTGGCACGAGGCGACGCTGCCTCGGCTCCGGCCTCACGGTCACGGAGGTCTGCCGTCGCGCGGATGGCGAGCAGCGACTCGATGACGGCGAGCTGCTCGACAGCGGTCGGGTCGCCGGCGGTGGCGGCGCGGACGACCGCGAGGATCTGCTGCACCTGGCGCGCCACGTGCGGCCGGGCGGGGACCATGCGGGCGACGCCCGACGGGGCGATGGCGGTGCGCGTCACTGCGCACCCCGCTCGTGGGCCAGCTCCACCATGGCAACGAGACGCCCGATGGTCTCGGGGTCCCAGCCGCACAGCCACCGCCAGATGGCCAGGTCCTCGCGGGACAGGTCCGACAGGCCGGCTCCGGCCAGATGGGCGAGCACGACCGGGTAGAGCGCTTCCTGCACGTCGCCCGTGACGATGACGCGAGGGTCGCGTGGGCGGGCGTCGAGGGTGGCGCGCTGGACGTCCCGCAGGGACGACACCAGTGCGAACGTCCGATGCGCGTGATCAGCCACGGCGCACCCCCTTGCGGTGGCGGGCGAGCGGCCCGCACAGGGTGGCGCCGACGAGCACGAAGCCGAGCGCGACGAGCGCGAGCACGAGGTCGTGGCCGCCGGTCACCGGCAACACAGGGGCGAAGGTGGTCGCCCCGACCTCGACCGATGCCAGGGGGAGGTCATCGGTGGTCGGGGCGACCGGGACGGACACCGACACCGGCATCACTGCCGGCGGGGTCACGTCCGGCACGACGAGGCCGGGCAAGACCGTCGTCGTGGGGCTGGGGGTGGAAGGGTCGAGACGCGTGTCGGCCTCGCACGGGATCGGTGCAGCAGCGAACGACTCGAAGCACTCGGCCGCCCACGCCGGGGCGGGATCGTCGCAGTCGGCCAGCGCGATCGCCGCCGTCAGCGCGAACGCTGCAGCGACGACACGACGGCGCGCCGACTGGCGGGCCATCGCCAGGTGCGCCTGCCGCTTGTGGGCGGCGAGGTCACCGGCGCTGCCGAACAGGTCGCCACAGGTGGAGCACTGGTACCAACTCACGAGATCACCTCGCTGACGCGGGCAGGGTCGTGGAACGCCTCGTAGCGGTCGAGCTCGGCCATGGCGTGAACCGGGTCGGAGGCGATCAGCCAGCCGATGAAGCGGTTTTGGTCGCCGACCGGGAGTGCCTGGTAGCGGTCGAGGGCGACGCGGATGATCTCTTCGACGGCTGCGTCCATCACGCCACGTCCCACGAGTCGACGATCAGGCCGAGCGCACGCGCCTCGGCGATGTTGCGGTGTGCCCACTCGTGGTGGGCGTGGCAGAGCGCCACGGCCAGATCGGCGCGCAGGTGCGAACCGGGGACGACCGAGCGCTGCGCCGTCTCGTGCACGACCAGGGCGCCGTGGCAGGGCACCGACGAGACCGAGGCGCGGGCGACGCAGCCGCCGTCACGCTCGAGCACCTCGGCCACCACGGCGGCGCGCTGCCGGCGCTCGGCCCGGCGACGAGACGACTCGTGGGCGAGCGGGACGCGCGGCGGGCGCCACGGGGTGATCGCGCGGAGCGGCGTCCTGCGGGTGAGGGGTGAGCGCTTCACTGCGCACGCACCAGACGGCCGGCACCATCACAGCGATAGGCGGTGTTCGCGTCGACGCCTTCGCCGACGTAGCCGACCGTGGTGCGGGAGCGGTCGCCGTCCCACCAGCGGACGAGGACGGTGCCCCCGTACCCGGCGGTGGCGGTGCCCCCGTACCCGGCGGTGGCGGTGCCCCCGTACCCGGCGGTGGCGGTGCCCCAGTACCCGGCGGTGGCGGTGCCCCAGGCCCCGGCGGTGGCGGTGCCCCAGTCCCCGGCGGTGGCGGTGCCCCAGGCCCCGGCGGTGGCGGTGCCCCAGTACCCGGCGGTGGCGGTGCCCCCGTACCCGGCGGTGGCGGTGCCCCCGTACCCGGCGGTGGCGGTGCCCCGGTCCCCGGCGGTGGCGGTGCCCCGGTACCCGGCGGTGGCGGTGTCGCCATGCAGGGTTCCGGTCACGCCGATCGAACGGAGGACCGCCAGCGCGCCGGGGCGGTCGCCGGCGAACACGACCCGTGCGTCCGGGGCCTTCACCTTGTCTCCGTCGATGTCGACGACGTCTCGCTCGCGGACCTCGGCGACGACCCATACGGCGGTGGCCTCCCACGAGAGCAGAGCGCCGTCCCCCTGGCCGTCGAGCAGCCCGTGGAGTCCCCCGCCGCAGCGCGGTGACGGGTCCCAGTCAGGGGCGACAGCGACGCCCGGACCGTGGCCCAGGTCCTCGTCGGGGCGGGGCCAGCGGAACCCGCCGCGAGAGGTCATGTCGACAGCACAGGTGCGCAGGATGTGGCGCACCGCGGGCGCCTTCGGCTTGCGCGGGCTCACTGCGCGGCCTCGTTCACCATCGCGCGCCGGATCATCACGAACGCGTCGAGCGCCTCACGGGCCTCGGCTGCGTCGGCCATCGATGCCGTGCCGTCGAGCTGCAGGGACAGGTGGCGGGCGAGCTCGGCAGCGACCAGCGAGAACGCGACAGCGCGGTCGCCGGGCGAGACGAGGAAGCCCGAGTTGCAGCCCAACTGGTCGCCCTCGGGCGAGTCGAACACCGATGCCGGTGCAGGGCCAACGTCGAACACCTGAGGGCGCTCGTGCCAGTCGGAGGGGTCGAAGGCGTGGTCGGTCACGCCGCGACCTCTGGTCGCTGCGTGTCGGACGGGAACAGGTACGCACCGGTCTCACCGGGCAGCTTCATCGCCGGGGTGATCTTCCCGGCGAGCGCCCAGCGCTTCACGGTGGCACGGGAGACCTTGAGACGGTCGGCTAGCTCGGCCGCCGTCACGAGGGTTTGTGCTTGGTGGTGGCTCACGTCGAGCATGGTGGCTCACAGCGCCAACAAGAGCAATAGTGCAATCGCGCTATTTGAGCCACGTTGTCCCCCGGAGACGGGTGTTGCAGGCCGCAGGCGTGTCGCTCGCAGCGATCGGCGGGCACTGCGGCGTGACCAAGCAGACCGTCCACCAGTGGACACGCGTCCCCGGGCCAGCACCCGCCAGCGCCGACGAGCGCACCCGCTGCGCTACCCCGCCACGCGCGCCCGCGGCCACTCTGACCGGGAACGCGAACGAGCCCCGCCCGTCACCGCTGGGGGCAGTGCGCAAGTCTCGTCAGCACCCTATTGACATACTCGGTCGTCAGGCGCATACTGACGGCATGGAGAACACCACCAACACCCCGACCGACGCCGAGATCGCCGCCATCCTCGCCCAGCTCAACGACTACACGGCCGAGAACATCTGGGAGGACGTGATCTACACCGTGACCGGCTTCAACGCCGACGAGACCGACCGCATCGATCGCGGACGCTCGGACCGGTTCATCGCTGACGGCGTCGAGTACGTGTGGGACGAGTCCACCGACCGGTGGAGCGCCTGGTCGTGAGCGTCCACCCCGACCCCATCGACATCAAGTGGCTGCTCGCCGAGGTCGAGACGCAGTGTCGCACGCTCGCCTACCTCGAAGCCCAGGCGGCCGAGGCGCGATGGTTCCGGGCCGAGCACATCGCCGATCTGCAGGCCGCAGGTGTGTCGCTCGCAGCGATCGGCGGGCACTGCGGCGTGACCAAGCAGACCGTCCACCAGTGGACACGCGTCACCGGGTCAGCACCCGCCAGCGCCGACGAGCGCACCGCTGCGCTGCCCCGCCACGCGCGCCCGCGGCCACTCTGACCGGGAACGCGAACGAGCCCCGCCCGTCACCGCTGGGGGGCGGTGGCGGGCGGGGCTCGAGGTGCTCGCCGGAGGCAGGTCGGCGAGAACGTGGGTTCAGCTCGACGCGCTGAACAACTGCAGGACGATCGGATCCCCCGGGCGGAACACCCGGTCCTTGGAGTCGGCGGTGCGGCGGGCGATCAGCCGGACCACGTACCGGGCGCCGGCCGCGGTGAGCGACGACAGCTCGGACGTCGTCCAGTCGACCGTGACGTTCGGGACAGTCGCGGCGCCGGTGATCCCCGACGTCTTCGTGACCAGCGTCGTCGTCGGCGCGGCGATCGCGGACACCTTGACGGTGAACGTCCAGCCCGACGAGAAGTCGATCAGCGTGCCGTCGGCGGCGTACCACTCGATCGGGATCGCGGGCAGCTCCTGGCCCTGCTCCATCTGCCACACGGTCATCGGGACTCCCTCCACGAGATCGACTGCTCACGACCCTCGACCGACGGCTGCTCAGACCAGACGACCGACGCCGCCTGCTCACGCCAGACGACCGCACCCGGCTCCACCCAGGCGACCGACACCGGCTCACGCCAGCGGACCGTCGGCCCGTAGATGAGCGGCGCGGACCCGCTGGCAGCCTCGCCGGTGGCCGTGTCCGGGCCTTCGGTGATCGCGGCCGAGCCGGTGATCGTCGACGTGCCCGCGGCGGCGAGCGTGTCGGCCTGCTCGGCGATCGCGGTCGCACCGGTGATCGTCGACGTGCCCGCGGCGGCGAGCGTGTCGGGCGCCTCAGCGATCGCGGCTGCGGCCGTGACGGTCGGGGTGCCCGACGCGGCAAGGGTGTCCGTCGCCTCGGTGATCGAGGCGGTCGACGAGACGGTCGGCGTGCCGGACGCGGCCGCCGTGTCGCCGGCCTCCGTGGCGGCGGCCGAGCCCGTGACCTGTGGCGAGCCTGCGGCCGCGAGCGTGTCGGCTGCCTCGGTGATCGCGGCGGATCCGGAGACGCTTGAGCCGACGGTGCCCGACGCGGTGATCGTGTCCAGCTGCTCGGTGATCGCCGGAGCGTCGCCGACGACCGTCCAGGCGCCGGCGCCGGCAATGGTGTCGGGCTGCTCGGTGATCGCGGCAGCGGCCGAGACGGTCGGCGTGCCCGACGCGGCCAGTGTGTCCGTCGCCTCGGTTGCGGCGGTCGCGCCGGTGACCGTCGGCGTCCCTGCGGCGGCGAGCGTGTCGGGCGCTTCGGTGATCGCTGCGGAGCCGGTGACACTGCTGCCGCCGAGGGTGCCGGCGTAGAGGCGCAGCTGCCAGGCGCGCACGCCCGGCGAGGACGACCCGCGCGGGGTCGGGAGCGGGCCGAGGCCGAGCCCGAAGTGCAGCTCAGACCCACGCTTGTCGGTGTCGGCGGACTGGGCGACCGCCGTCGACCGGTAGGTGACGACGTTCGTCAGCGTCGGCCAGCCGCGCCCCTGGTCCTGCAGGAACCGCCGACCTGACTTGAGCGCGCCGCGATTCGACCGCCGGTAGCCGAACTGGTTGCGGCGCGCCATCGGCTACTCCTCGGCCGCGGCGTACAGCGGGAACACGTTCGCGGGCACGGTCGCGTCAGCGAACGTGTCCGACGTCCACGCCTCTGAGATCGTGGTGAGCGGCGCCCAGGTGGCACCGGAGTCGAGCGAGCGGTGCACGACCAGCGGACGCGCGGCGGGGAGCGCCACGGACCAGGTGACGACGGTCGACTGCGGGGTGGCGGCGAGTGGCTGCACGGCGATCACCCGTAGGCGCAGGTGATCGTGCCCCACACGGTCGTCGCCGTGGTCGTCGAGGCGAGGAGGGCGAGACCGAGCGTCGCGTTGTCGTAGATCCGCGGCAGCCCCATCACGTCATCGAGGAACGAGACCTCGTTCCAGACGTTCGCGAGCAGCGGGATCCGGGCCAGCGGGCGGATGATGAGCACGTTCACCGCACCGGCAGCGGACGCGGTGCCGACGTTCAGGCCGATCTCGATCGACCTGACGCCCTGCTTCGACGCGTTGAGCGGGACCTGGATCATCGAGTGCAGGTCCGTCGCGGCAGCCGGAAACGTGACGTTGCCGCCGGTCTGGCCGGTGCTGCCGTCAGCGGTCGTGTAGCTGTTCAGGTTGACGACGGGTGCCGTGGTCGTGGTCGCCGTCGTCACCTCGAGCCACACCTCGTTCAGCGTGGCCGACGTCCCCGTGTAGCGCGTCAGCGCGGTGGAACTGACCGTCTTGTTGCCGGTCGTCGCCGTCGAGATGCCGGACACGCCGACCAGCCGGTCGTAGAGCATGAGCGTGCAGTTCTGCGTCGCGCACGCCCCGAACGACAGGAGGTGCCGCTGGTCGGTCGAGCGGTCCGGGAACCAGATCGCCCCGGCCGTCGACGACCCGGCATCGGTGTCGTAGGCGGTGCCCGTCGACGCGGCAGGATCACTCCCGGCGCCCGGGTTGCCGACGCCCTTCCACAGCGACTGCCACACGCCGGCCGCTTCGGCCGCAGCGGGGGCCACCTTGTAGAAGTTCCACAGGTCCTGCTTGCCGTTCGCGGTGACCTCGTTGATGATGTCGTCCCGACTGGTGAAGCCCGCCATCAGCTCCACTCCCCTCGCGTGTAGGTCGTGCCGTCATCGCTCACGGTCGACGTGGACAGGTCCGACGAGTCGGTGTCGTCGCGCAGCGTCGTCGTCGAGGACGTCTGCAGCATCTTGTTGCGGGCGAGCGCAGTCAGCCAGCCGAGCGCCTTCTCGATGTCGGTCGGCCACGTCGGCGCAGCGGACGGCTCGGTGATCGACACCGGGTAGAGCACCAGCGTCTGCGTGACCGCGTTCGTCGTCGACGACTTGATCTGCACCACGACCGTGTCAGCCGTCATCTCGGTCGACGTGAGATCGAGGTAGTAGTGGCCCGAGCTCGACGCGATCTCGGTCGCCTCGTTCGTGCAGTCGGCGAAGGTGCCGCCATCCTTGCTGACCTCGGAGTCGAGACCGGCCGCACCAGTGTTCAGCGCGCCCGTGTTCAGCCGCAGATCGAACGACACCCGGAAGGCCTGCGCCCTCACCGGCCACGGAGTGGCATCACCTGCAGCCATGTCAGCGGCTCCCTCGGTAGTTGAGCGAGAACGGCGTATGCGACGACAGCAGGAACGTCGGGAACGCCGACGAGGCCGAGGCGCCCGCGACGGCCACCGTCCACGACACGTAGCCGGCGTACGCGACGTCATGCGTCACGGTCTTCGCGCCGGTCGCACCGGCGGCCGCAGCGGCGAAGTGGCCCGACCACATCGCGATGCCCGACCCGATGAACGAGTCGTCGACCGTCACCCCGCCCGGCAGCGACGACCAGGTCGTCCCCTGCGGACGCGATGCGGTCGCGACGATCACGATTCGATCGGCACCGGTCGTCGTCACTGACGGCATCGAGTGCGTGGTGTTCGGCGTCGTGGACGGGTTCGCCTGATCCGACGCGGAGATGTCGACGGTCGGGGTCGACGCGTCCGTGAACGTCCAACAGACGTACCGGATCTCATTCGAGAAGATCGACCCGGGGATCGTGAACGTCGTCGCCGCCACATCGCCTGAGGTGACCGTCCGGTACTGGGCGCGCATCTCCGAGCTGGTCGAGTACGTGACGATCCCCACCCCGGTGAACCCGGACAGGTACGTCGTGTCCGCCTGGTTGCCGGCGTGGACGACGATCGCCAGATCCCCCGCCGCTGTCCCCGTGGGGAGCGCGATCGTGGACGAGTCCGTCGTCGACAGGGTCGCCGTCGTCGGGGTGCCGACGAGCGTCAGCGCCATGGGTCAGGGGTTGCCCTCGGTGATGACGAACGACGAGATCGACACCGGCTGCCCCGACGTGATCGACGTCGTCACCAACTCGAGCTGGCCGCCACCACCGGTCGCAGTGACCGACCCGTCGATGACAGCCGTCGTGCCGTCCGACTTCAAGATCCGGAAGTAGCCGGCCGTGCCGGTGTTGTCCGCGGACGAGTCCTGCGTGATCGCCGACGCCGTGAGCGCGGCGGCGCTCGCCGTGCCGAAGCCACCGGCGTTGCCGCGGAGCTCGGCGAGCAGGGTGCCCGACGCCGCCGTGGCGACGCTCGCGGGCTGCGCGCCGGAGTAGATGCGGATGTACGCGGACGCACCGATGTCGGTGTTCAGCTGCGACATCATGTTCGTGCGCGCCGTCGTGGAGTAGCGAAGCGTCATCGAGGATCAACCTCCGGGGTCGTGGTGATGAGCGAGGCGTTGGCGCCACCGACCGGAGCCGAGGCGATCGAGGTCAGCAGCGACAGCACGGCACCAGTCGCCGCGGCGCCGAACAGCACGGCCGGGTCGGCGTCGAGCACCGAGAACACGCGGTCACCGACGACGGCGACGCCGATCGTCGCCTGTGCTGCGCTCTTGAGCGCGCGCTCGCCGGCGTCCGCCCAGAACGCGCGGGAGAACAGAGTCCGCACCTTGGCCGTCATCGTCAGCCCTCCTTGGTCGTCGGGGTGGTGACCGCTTCCTCGACGGCGGTCAGTCGCTCGTCGATCGTGGACACGGTGCGCTCGATGCGGTCGACCGCATCACGCAGAGTCGACCCGCCGTTCGGCTTGAACTCGGCCGACATCGCCTCGAGGCCGAGGTGCGCCCTACCGATGCCCATCTCGACCCGCTTCAGCCCGCGGCGCGCCATCAGCAGCACGGCGACCGCGAGCGGGGTGCCGATCACCACGAGGGCGACAGCGCCGAGGAGGTTCGTCACGTCGACCACCGCACCGCCGACGACCGTGTGCCCGCCCGGCACGCGATCACCGGCCGGTCACGGTGAGGTCGCCCCCTACCGTGACCGAACCCGACAGGACCGCACGCGGTTCGGGAGCGAAGTCTGCGCGGCCGGTGCGCACCGGGAACGCGGCCGGGTCGACCCCGGTGTAGTCGGGCTCGTCGCCGACCAGCTTCAGCGTCTTGAGGTAGCTCCTCGTCACGACGCGCGCCGGTTCCGTCGACCAGGCACCCGTGCCCTGCTTCTCGGCGATGTGCGCCGCCGAGCGGCCCCACACCGCCTCGAACCCGAGCTCGGCGTACTGGGCGGCGTCGCCGTCGACGCGGATCAACTTTGCCGGCATGTCGTCCTCCGTGAGGGTCGGGGGTGAGGGTGGGGTGTGCGGCAGCCACGCCGTGAACGGGCGAAGCGCGGTGTTCGTGTCGACCACGGCGCCGGCCACCGGACGCGACGCGTGCTGCTGCACGTGCACGAGCGTCGACGGGTTCGGCGACCAGGCCGACGCGTTCGGCCGCCAGTTCAGGACCGACCGGCCAGCGACCGCACCGATTACGTCGGTGTCGGCGTAGACGCCGAACGGCCACGGCCCCAGCTCCTCGACGAACCCGTCGATGTAGCCGAGCGCGGCGAGGAGCGTGCGCTTCGTGATGTCGGTGTCGAGCGCGATCAGCACTGGGATCGTCGACGGGTAGCCGAGCCGCTCGCACCAGGCGCGCGACGCCTTGCCGTCGACGAGGCCGGCGGCGCGGCCCTCGAGCGGGCGGGTGGTCGTCGACTCCCACACGAACAGGACGGCGATGCCGGCGGCCCACAGGGCATCGAGCTCGCGCTGCGTGATGTTCTTCGGGTGGTCGATCCGCGGCGAGATGTACCGCACGGCGAACCGGTGGCCGAGCCGGCGCAGCTCGACCGGGTCGGGCCGACCGAACGAGTAGTCGACACCGGTCCAGCCGACGAGGATCGGGTACTCGGCGATCACGGCGCCACCAGGACACCGACGAGGACGCCGAACGCGAGCGCTGCGAGGATCTTGAACATGTGGTCTCCTCTCGCGTTCAACGGCGAGTGATCACGATGACGATGCCTTTGCCGCCAGTTCCGCCGGCCGCTGCGGCGGAGCCGTTCGTCGATCCGCCAGAGCCGCCACCACCGCCGCCGTAGACGCCACCGGCGCCGCCGGTCGAACCGGCACCGGTCCAGCCGCCGCCGCCGCCACCGCCCGCACCAGGCGAGTAGGTCGAGGACGCGGTCGCGGCGCCGCCATTCGTGCCGGCGACCTGGCCGGCACCACCGCCGGTCGTGAGCGTTGCGGGCAGGTGGCCGCCGTTGCCGCCCGAGTAGGCGGTGTTCGCGGCGGACACGCCGCCACCAGCGCCACCACCCGATGCCGACACGCCGCTAAACGCGGTCGGGTCGACGATGATCGACCCGGTGATGTTCGACCTCGACCCTTCGCCGTTGGAGTAGGTCGACGATGCGAGCGTGTTGGACGGGTCGGGGAACGCACCGGATGCGCCGCCGAGGGCCTCGGTCGCGTCGCCGCCGGCACCGCCGAACCCACCCTTGGCCGCGACCAGCGAACCGAACGATGACGTTCCGCCGTTGGTGCCGGTGTTGCCGTTCGTGCTGTCCGCCGACGCGGCCGTCCCGCCCGTGCCGCCGTTGCCGACGGTGACCGTCTCCGTCGCGCCGCAGTCCGAGGCGAGCAGCACGACCCTGCGGACCGCACCACCGCCGCCGCCACCGCCGCCCGAGCGGCCCGACCCGGCGGCGCCACGCCGGCCGGAGCCGCCACCGCCGCCACCGCCGATGCAGACGACCTCGACGAGCGAGGTCGACACGGTGCCCGACGGCTTCGTCCACGTCCCCGACGAGGTGAACACCTGGACGTCCGCGGTGAAGTTCTCGTTGAGCTGCGTGGCGGTCGGGTTGCTCCCCGCCGTGATCGTCGTGAACGCCACTCAGGTCCTCCTCAGAATGCGACCGGATAGGCCAGCGCACCGCCGCCGGAGACGACGCCGTACGTGGCGTCGCCGACCGTCCAGTAGTGGCCGGTCTGCGCGACCGACGAATCGTTCAGGGTGAGCTCCGTCACGTGCGTCCGGTCGGCCGACACCGAATGCCGGATGCCATCGACGATGCACGTCCGCGCGATCGCCGACCCGGTCGAGTTCGGCGTCCACGTGACCGTCACGACATCACCGATGTCGAGCGCCAGCACTGTCGACTGGTCGGCGCCGGACAGGGCGTGCACGTTGACCGTGATCGACTCGAACCGGTACACCGGGTCCTTGTAGACCGCCAGCAGACGCGTCGCCAGGTCGGTGAGCATCGTGTCGTCCTGGACGAGCAGGCCATCCTGCGAGAAGGTGAACACCCCGCCGTACGTCGCTGCCGACGTCGCGTCGTCGGTCGTCACCGAATCGGCCGCGCCGACCCGACCGAGTTGCATCTTGTTGTACAGCTGCTCGACCCCGTACGACGTCGTGATCGCAGCGATGCCGATGCCGCCCGCACCGAACGCTGCGGCGGTCGGCGCCCCGATGAACGCAAGACGGTCCTTGAAGGTCAGCGTTCCGTCGCGGGCGACGAAGAAGTAGCCCATGTCCGACCGCGCGACGAGCTGGCAGTAGTTCAGGACGTTGCTGCCCCACGTGATCAGATCTGTGTCGAGCACGAACGCCCCGGTGTCGAACGACGTCGCGCCGGACCAGTCGACCTCGGGGCGAGCGATGATCGCGGCGAAGCGGGCACCGGGCGTGTCGCCGTAGGTCGACGTCCACTCGTCGAACTGCTGACGGCCGAGACGGGCAAGGCCGTCCTCGAGCCGGATCGTCGCCGTCGACCGGCCGTCCACGGAGTAGTCGAAGTTCCAGTCGGCTGCGTAGCCGTCGAACACCGTCACACCGCCGGATGTGACCGTCACCTGCCGGCCTGGCGTCAACGAGCCGTAGTACGGCCCCGACGAATACAGCGGATCAAACCGGCGCGTCTCGTTGTTCAGCACCACCACGCCCGACGCCGCGTCGATGTCGTCGAACACCGGCGACGTCCGGCCGCGCTGCACGTCGAACGCAACCGCGTACGACTCCACGGCGACGCCGGTCGGCAGGTAGACCGTTGCGACCGTGGTGGGGACCGTCATAGCTGCCCCCCGCGACGCTGGTAGCGGCGCAACGTCTGCACGAGGCGGCGCTCGTCCCAGTTCGTTTGGATGACGATCTGCGGGGAGCCGATCGCAGCCTGCGATCCCGACGGGGCCAGCATTTGCGACGTCGACACGGCGTCATGGACGTATGACCCCGACGGCAGGTCGACCAGCTCGGGGCCGCGCTCGCCGACGAGCGTCAACCCACCGGCAGGGCCGCCCGACGCGCGCTTCTCGTAGCCGATCGACCCCGGACCGGACACCTTCACCTTGACGTTGATGTCCTCACGCAACGAGTTCAACTGCAGCAACACAGCGTTGAACTCGCCCTGGTCGAGCTCGGTCAGCAGACGGGTCCGCACCTCCGGGTCGATCCCATCCAACCCGTTGATGTAGTCGGCAACCGACTGCACCGCATCATCCGATGCGGCTTCCAGGTCACGCCACGACGCCTCACCGTTCCCGACGGTTTTCTTCAACGCATCCAGTGACTCGGTGACGTTGCGCCACGCCTCCCGATCATCGAGGTGCCCCTTCAACGTCCGATAGGCGGTGTCGAGGTCGATGATCGCCTGTTCGGCCTCGGTGGCGGCGGCGCTGTAGTCCCGGGTCTTCTCCGACAGATCAGCCGTCTTGGTGCCGACCGGGACGATCTCGTGGCCGATCCCCTCGGTCGCCGTCGCCAACTCGTCCGCAGCATCCGCAGCATCCTGCGCCGCATCCCGGTAGCCGCGCAGATAGCCGGTCGCCTCCGGCGTGTCGATGTTCGACTTCGCCATCCACGTCACGACGTCCTTGACGCCATCACGGAAATCGGCGAGAACCCCGATGCCCTTCGCCAACACCTCGATCGCCGGGGCAGCCTCCGCCGCCCACTCGCCGAACTGCAACGTCACCTCGTGGATCGCGTCCGCCAGCGCGTCCTGCGCCAACCGCATCCGCTCGGCCTTCTCAGCCTCCGCGGCGGTGACGACCTGCCCCTTCTCGACCGAGCCGAGCATGTTGCGATACTCGGCCGCCGTGTGCCCCAGAAGCGGCGCCAGACCCGCGAACCCCTTGCCGAACAAGTCGTTGCCGATGCGGGCACGCTCAGTCTCGTTCTTGACCTTCGACAGCATGGACAGGGTGTCCACCAGTACGTCGTTCGCTGACCGGACGTTCCCGGCGGCGTCACGCGTCTGGATGCCGTACTCGGCCCACTTGGAATCGTTCAGCGTCTTGGCGATCCGACCGATCCCGGACGTCAGCTGGTCTGCGGTGACCTGGAAGTCGTCGCCGACGGCGATCCACCGTGACGCCTGCTCGGTCGACAGGCCGGTAGCGGCCGCGAGGTTGACGGCAGCCTTGGCGGTGTCCTCGAACGCGTTGACCGCTTTGACGGCGAACGCGACCAGCGCAGCCCCACCGGCCAGCGCCATCTCGGTCGCGTGATCCTTCGCATACTGGAACGCGCCGCCGACCACTGCCTTGAACTTGCCCGTGACGCCGTCCGCGTCGACGACGGACTGACGGAACGACTTGATGCCGCCGACGGCGCCCTTCTCGTCGACCTGCAGGAGGATCGAGATCGTCTCACGGAATCCCGCCACAGGTCACCCCTTGAAGTGCTTGGCGAGGACCGCCTGCACGACACGGTGTTCGCGCTTCGGCGTCTCGCGGGCCATGATCTCGACCGCCTCGTGCCACGTGTTCTTCGCATCGATCGAACCGACGTTGCGCTTGACCTTGCGGAACTTGGCGACGGTGACGCCGTCGCGCTTGCGGGTGCGCGTCCCGGACTGCCTGCGATCACCAGCCCGGTACGTCTGGCGGCCGTCGTTCAGCACGCGCCACGGCCCCTTCGCCCGACGGAACGGTTCGACGAGGACGCCGCCCTCGGACACCTGCACCTCGGACCGAATCGACAGGTCGAACGGTGACCGTCGCGGCCACCCCGACATCGACGTGTCGCCGATGTCGGCGACCAACGCCTTCGCTGCGTCCCTGGTTGCCTCGCTGCCGAGCATTGCCAGCGACTCCTTCACGGCTTCGCGGGTGAGGTCGTCCACGAAGCGATCGAGGCGAGCGGCGAAGCCCTTGAGATCGTCAGCCACGGCCGGCGTGCGCCAACGCCGCGACGACCACCGCGCGCCCGCGTCGTCCGCGGGCGAGCCGGCGGAGCACGGCGGCCCGAAGTGGGAATCGTGCAGCGATCGTCGACAGCGCGTCATCGAGCGCGACGGCGACGTCGTCCACGACGACCATCACGCCTCGGCGCGGGTGATCGTCCCTGACGTCGGGTAGGTGACCTGCTTCATCGCCAGTTCGCCGACCCCGCCGCCGATCGAGTGGCCCTTGATGAGCACGCTCCCCGTGTACTTCGGGTTGTTCGTGCTCACCGAGCTCGACGTCGGCCGCACCTCGAACGTGACCACCGTGGCGAAGATCGCCCACAGGATGTCGTCGATCGACGCGTCGGTGACGTCGTCCTGGAAGGTGATCGAGAGCTGGCCCGACTTGATGCCGGCCTGGCACTCCTTCCAGCCGCCCGACGCGAAGTCGGTCGTGTCGAGCTCGGCTGCGTCGACGGTGAGGGTGGCGGACTTGACGTGTGCCGAGCGGTCCACGCCGTTGAGCGCGAGGTACTCGGACGAGAGCATGTAGACGGCCATGAGGGCTCCTCAGGTGTGCGTGAGCGCGAGCGCCCGGTGATGTGGCGGTGTGGTGGGGGTCAGACGATGCCGACGGCGAGCAGGAACGTGAACGACGGGCCGGTACCCGAGATCGTCCACGACGCCCGCCAGTAGTCGTCCGTGATTGCGCCAGCGGCGGATCCCCACTGGTAGTGCGACGTTGCGTCGGTCTCAGCGGTGAACGTGATCCGATCCGTCGCCGAGGTGAACCCGGCGTTGTCGTCGGACTGGACCTTCACCGTCAACGACGGGGTCGTGCCCGTCGCGGACGCGACGTGCAGCGCGGCGTACACGCTCTTGCCGGCGACCACGGCGCCGAGCTGGCGGCCGGTCCCGGTCCCCGACGCCGAACGCGCGGTACCGATCGGGTGGAGCACCTTGCCACGCACCACCGGCGAGGACGCCGAGCGTCCCTTCACCGACGCCATCGCCAGCTGACCGACCTCGCCGCCGAACGGCGAGTACGACAGAGCGATGCCGTTCATCGTGTAGGCAACCGACCCGTCGGCCGAACCGATCGCGAACGACTTGGGGATCGACAGGACCCCGTGCTGCGCCCACTGGACGTCGTCGAGGCCGCCGTTCGTGTGCTCGGCCATCATCGTCACGTCGACGAGACCGGACTTCGCGCCGGCGATCAGCGTCTGGTATCCGTCCGTCGAGCCCATCGGGGTCGTGTCGAGCTCGTCGCACGTCGCCTCGAACCGGGCCGACTTCGCGTACGCGGCGATGTTCATCGGCCCGTCGCACAAGACGATGTCGGTGTTGTAGTGCGTGCCCATCCGTCAGGACTCCTTCGGCTTCGCAGCGCGGCCGGCGCCGGCGCGCGGCGCGACGGCGTCCTCGAACTTCGAGATGTCCTCGAGGTAGGGCGAGTCGTCGTCCCACAGCGACCCAACGGGGATCTCACCGAACGACGGCACCGTGTGTGTCTCGATGCAGCGCTTCATACGGTCGCGCCCTCCTTCTTGGCGATGACCCGCAGCGGGATGACCGCCACGAACATCGCGGCGTTCTCCTCGCCCATCCACCTCACCGACGCGGGGAGCGGGAGGCAGTCCTGCACCGTCCCACGCAGGGTCCGGTCATCCATGAGGGCGTCGTACAGGGACTTGTCGGCGCCCGTGCCGGCCGAGAGCACCTGATCGAGCAGACGCTGCGAGTCGACGGCCCCGTGCATCACGGCCGTATGGAGCTCGAACATCACGTCGGCGCGCCCGTCGGGGCCGAACGTCCCCCACGGATCCACGTAGGTCCCAGCGGGTGGGAACACACCGACGATCGGGAACGGTGGCGACGGCTGCACGTACGCCTGCACGTCGATGCCGGCGGCGCGCATCCGCGGCCCGACCGTCTCGGCGATTGCCTCACGGATCTTGACCAGGTCGAGGCTCACGCGATCCCCCACGACTCGACCCGCCGGAAGTCGCGCAGCAGCGCGGCCACCTGCAGGTTCTGGCGGGCACGCACAGCTGCGTACTCGGTGAGCGCGGCGATCCCGAACGACGTGTCGCGTCCCGACCGGAGATCCTTGCCGAGCATCAGGACCGCGGTCTTCACCTCGAGCGGGAAGTCGGACCAGCCCCAGTCGGCCTCGACCGAGATCGTCGCCTGCCGGCCGTACGCGTACCACCAGCCGCCGAGACGACGGACCCGGCAGATCGGCACCGACACGCCGGCAGCGGTGAGCCCGTTCAGCGGTTCGGCCTGCCACTCCGACGACGCGACCGTCGACCCGTTCTCGGTGATCGACGTGATCGACACGCAGTCGTGCGGACGGACGAGGTCGCCCTCGGGGACGTACACACGCGCCGACGGCGTGCCGGACGCCTGCACGAACCGCCGCTGGCAGTACGTGCCCGCACCCGACACCGCAGCGTCGAGGAGGTCCTGCAGCCAGGCCTCGTTCGCGGTGACCTCGGTGCCCAGGTAGTCCTTGAACTCGGGCAGCGTGGCGACGTCGTTCGCCACGGTCAGTCCTTCGCGCGGCCGCGACCCCGACGGATGACGGCGGCATCGGCGCCGCTGTGATCGGCCTCCGTCGTGTCGACGTCGGTCGGGTCGAGGTCGGCCTTCACGGCGACGACCGGCGTGCACGCATCGAGCTCGGCGAGCAGGGCGTCGACCTGCGCGACACGGTCTGCCTTGCCGGCGGCGACGAGGTTGACGCGCTCGGCGCGGAGCGCATCTGCGTAGGTGCTCATCGGGCCTCCGATCAGGTCAGCGCGTAGTAGACGGGCGTCGCGACGGTGGTCGGCGTCGCGATGGTCGCGGGCGCGGTCGCGCCGACACCCGTACCGTGGGTCTGCGCGAGGACCTTCGCCGACAGGCCGATCGCGCCGGCGACGGTCGCGTTGCCGGTCGACAGGCCACGCAGTGTCGGCACTGTCGTCGCGGTGAACGAGATCACCACGTAGTAGAGGCCGGACGCGGTGATCGTCTGCGCCGTCGCCAGCGCCACCGTGTACGCGGTGTTCGCGGCGCGGGCGGTCGAACCGAAGTCGGCCGACTGGGCGAGCAGGGCAGGCGTCGCCGCAGCGCTGTACAACGCGACGAACCCGGCCGTCGGGGTGCCGGCAGCGGTGCCGCCAGTGATGAACGTGATGTTGGTGACGACGTCGCCGCACTGCAGCGGGACGGCCGTCGCGTGGCAGACGCCGGTCGCGCCGATCGCGTTGTCGGTGCCGCACAGGTACCGGGGGAACGTCTCGACGAACGTCGAGTTGACCGGCGAACCCTGCCGGAGGTGGTCTTCGTTGATGGTGGGGCCAGCCTGGCGGGTCATCGCGGTACCTCGTGGTGGTGAGTGGTGATCGTGGTGGAAGGGGTGGCGGCGGTGCCCGGCCGACATCGTCAGCCGGGCACCAACTCAGCCACCTGGGAGCGGGTACTAGTACCCGCTGGGTGCAGCCAACCCGGTCCCGGTGATCTTCGAGACGCCCGCCGGGAAGCGGCCGCAGATGAACGCCGAGTAGGCGTAGACCTGCAGGCGGACCGTCAGGTTCCCCGAGAGGACCTCGGGCAGCGCCCGGGTGCGGAGCGGCCCCTCGAACAGGATGTGGTCGGCGCCGCGGAACACGAGGATCGCATCCTCGGTGCCGCCGCCGAGCGTCGTCGGCATGTTCTGGTCGAGGTAGACGGGCAGGCCGTGCCAGTTGCCCACCGGGCCCTCGGCGATCGTCCCGTTCAGCGTGGCGAGCGCGTTCTGCGGCCCCTGCGTGCCCGGCACGACGTACGGCCGGTTCGACGAGTCGAGCGCGCCCATCATCCAGTACCAGCGCCGCGAGTGCATCACGAACGCCGACATCGGCAGCTTGCGGCCGGTCGCCGCCTGCGAGGCCGCCTGGGCGCCAGTCGGGTACATCTCGGGCACCGTCGGCGACGCATCGGTGTAGCTGACCGAGTTGGTGCCCGACAACGCGAGGAACCCGGTGTGCTGGCCGGACGAGCCGGTGCCGTTCAGGATCTGGACGGTCAGCTTCGAGTTGTAGTCCGCGGTCAGGTCGCCGAAGATGATCTCGTCGAACATGAGCGGCGACTGCTCGAGCAGCTGCAGGGCGATGTCCTGCTGGCCGGCGATCGTGCGGACCGGACCGGCGACCGAGCTGGTCGTGATGTCGGTCTCGGACACGGCGCCGTTGTCGGCCGTCTGCACGCCCGCAGCGGTGCCGCCGGTGATGCGCGGCAGGTTGATCGAGTCGGTGCCGGCGGGCAGGCCGATGTTGCGGACCAGGCCGGCGGTGACGCGGCCAGCGCGGGCGTACTCGGCGTACTCCTCCATGATCCACAGCGGCGGGACGAACTCGCCGCCGGCGCCGTCGACGCGGGTGATGTCGCGGGTCTCGTACGTGCCGCCCAGCTCCTCGATGTCGCGGCGGGCGCGGGCCTCGTGGCGGGCCTCCATCTTCGGGAGCTCGACGTCGACCTCGGCGCGGTGCCGGGTCAGACGCTGACGCGCCTGCTCGTCGCCGCCGACGTGGGCGAGACCGAGGTCGCGGAAGTACGACTGGCGGCGGTCGCCACGCTGGTAGGTGAGCGGCTCGGAACGCACCGAGACGTTCGGGATGCCGCCGAGTGCGCGCTGCGCAGCGGGGGCGGGAGCGGCGAGCGACTCGAGCGCAGCGATGCGCTCGTCGAGCGGCTTGACGTCGGCGGCGGCGCGCTGCACGACGTCGAACTCGTCGGCGGTCAGCGACCGCTTCTCGGTCTCTGCCGTGACGACGAGCGCCTCGGCAGCCTCGGTGACCTTGGCGCGCTCGGCGCGCACCAGGTCGATCAGTGCGTTGGACATGGGTGTCTCCTCCTGGGAGCGGGGTGGTTCCTGGGGGTGACGACGTGGTGACTCGCGCGTGGTGGCCCTGCGGGCTCCGGGTCGCGGCTCCGGGTTCGTCTGTCGCCGGTCAGGCGACGGCCGGGGCGAGCAGTGCCCGCGCCTCGGCGATCGTGAACGTGCGCACCTCGGTCGGCGGCTCGTCCGTGCGGTCCTGCGTCCCGGCCTCCGTCGACGACGTCGCGGTGGCCGGGGCGGGGTTGAACTCGGCGACGACCTCGAACGGGTCGCCGAGGGTGACGACGCCTGCGTCGTCGCGGGACCACGAGCACTGCAGCAGGCATCCCCACTCGTACTCGGTGCCGTCCCACATCCGGTAGACGACCCAGTCGTCACCGATCTCGCAGACGTACACCCAGGTGCCGGTGCGCTCCTCGAGCGCATCCCACACGCACGACGTGATGTCGGACCACGACTCGCGTCCCGGCGGCGCCATCCGCTGCAGCGCCCGCACAGCGGCGGCGCGCTGCTCGGGCGTCAGACCGTCGGCCGACGCGGAACGCACCGAGACGAGCTGGCGGTCGGAGTCGCGGTCACCGGTGAGACCGGCCGACGTGTCGGCATACCAGGGATAGGTCACGATCGACACGTCGAGCTGAATCACCTCGACGACCTCGGTCAGGCCGTTCGCCTTGCGGGTCTCGAAGTAGCCCGAGAACGAGCACTGATCGATGTCGCCGCGGCGCATCGCCGACACGAGCTCCTGCACGCGCGGGTTCGCCGGGTCGAGCGACGGAGCCTCGAACCACTCGCCGTGGTCGTCGACGCCGAGCGTCAGCGTCCCCGCCGACGTGCGCGCGAGCGGCACCCCGTCGTGGTTCACGAGCAGACGGACGTCGTCGCGCTGCTGCAGGGTCCGGTTGAACGCGTGCCGGCGGATCACCTCGCCGTGCGCCGGCGAGTCGAACACGGCGGCATAGCCGCGGACCCCGATCGTCCCGTCCGGGTTGTCGCGGACCTGGATGCGCTCGGCGACGCAGCGCCGCTGGATCTTGCTCTTGTCCACTGCGCCTCCTTCAGCTGGCAGCGATGTTGGACGTCTGGCCCGCCGCACGCGGCAGCGCGCCGAGCCCGTTCGGGAGCGGCGGCATGTCCTCCTTGGCGCGGGGCTCGTCCGGGACATAGATCCCGGCGTCGACACCGAGCTTGTAGGACTTGAGGCGGGTCTCGAGGTCCGACTGCAGGAACGCACCCGTCGACCACCGCAGGTAGCGGTTGTCCGGGCGCAGCTGGCCGATGACCTCCTGGATCACCACCAGGTCCGGGTTGATCGAGTCGATCTGGTACTCGAGCCGGTTCTGGTCCCGGTTGGCGTAGGTGATCGACGTCCCCGAGATCGCCGCCCCGATCTTCTCGGGCGGCATGTTGAACGAGATCGCGATGTCGTGCGCCGCCTGCCGGCAGGTCTCGAGGAACTGCGACTCGTTCGCTGCGACAGCCACCTTCTCGTACTTCAGGCCCGCCCCGAGGAACCCGGGCTGACGGCGACGCCACCGGCTCACCAGCTTCGACAGGATGTCGTCCGCCTGCTCACCGTTCACCTCGTCCTCGGAGTAGACGATCGCGGTCGGCACCGCCCCACGCTTGAACCAGTCGACCCCGAACGCCTGCGCCCGCTTCGCCAGGTCGACCAGACCCGACCACTCGAGCGGCGACACACCCTCGGGACGCTCCGGCGTCACCCAGCGCGACGGCACGTGCAGCAGCACCGACGAGTCCATCGGCTGCCCGCCGACGCGCCAGTCGATCGGCGCACCCACGTAGCGACGAGTCGGGTGACACGCGTTCGGCGGCAGCCACTCGACCTTCGACGCGTAGCCGCCGCCGTCGACAGCGGTGACCCGCCCGAGCGCCCAGCCGAACGTGTCCCGGGAGATCGACATCTGCGACTTCCACAGCGACGGCACCCACACCTCGGACGGCCGGCGCAGCAGCTCGGGCTGCGGCGACACGAGCGCACCGTGCCCGTCCGCGGCCTCCTCGTACTCCTTCAGCGGCACCTGCGCCAGCGCACCGGCACGCAGCCCGACGCACGCGACGACCGCCGCAACCTGCAGCGCCTCACCCGGCCGGTACGGGGCGATCCCGCCGTCGGCGTCCTGCAACGGTGTCGGCACCGTCCGCCCGTCGACCCACGGCGCCGACGTCAGGTCGCGGCGCTGCGGCGCGGGCGCCGTGCGCGTGAACACGCTCACCGGCGCGCCCTCTCAGCGAGCAACGCGAACACGCCAGCGACCACCCAGCCGGCAGGCGCGAAGATCCCGTGCACACCGTGCACGATCGACACCGCTCCGGCGAGCTCCACCAGGCCCCACACGATTCGCCGCATCGGGCCTCCCTTCTCACGCAGCACCGACCCACCGCTTCTTCGTGTCCTGCGACAGCAGCCCCATCGCGGTCGTCGCAGCCACGAGCGGGCAGATCGGCACCGTCGCCGAGCGGCGATCCCACACCCACGCGTCACCGACCCGACGATCCGTCGCATCGGCACCCGCCACGTCGAGCGGCAGGTCACTCTCACCACGGCGCATCCGACCCTCGACGACCGACAGGTAGAACGCACCGCACGCCGCCCGGTACTCCTGTGACGTGAGCGGCTTCAGCACCTTCGGGTCGAGGCCGGCATCGCGGAGCGCCTCACGCACCACATCCGCCAGCGCCCCGGCCGGGCCACCCTGATCGAACCCGACCGCAGCCGGCTTCCACTTCGCGACACGCTCGACGATCGCACGAGGCAGCCAGCCGGTCTGCTCGGCGTGCGCCACGAGCTCCACGTACGGCGACGCCTGCGTGCCGGTCGCAGCGACGATCGACGACCACTCGCCACCAGGCGCCACGTCGAAGCCGAACACGACCTCACGCGGGTTGATGGCCGGCGTGTCGACGAACGGCACCCTGCAGCCGTCAGGCCACATCGCCATCCACCGCTCTACCGGGAGCTTCGCCTGGCGCGTCTCGCCGCCGAGCAGCGGCACCTTCGTCCACTGGTTCGCGTAGCCGCGACGCCAGACGTCCTCGCCGCCCTCCTCGGGCTTGCGGCGGGCCTTCTCGAGCTGCGAGCGCACGAACTCCGGCGAGATCGTCCGACCGAGCGCCGGCATGTAGTCCCACCACATCTGGTCGTCGTCGATGTCCGCACCTTCGGGCAGGCTCCACTCGAAGTACGCGGTGCGACCCTTGCCCGGTTCGTAGCCGCACGTGCAGCGGTCGAGGAACTGCGCCCCGCAAGTGCACGAATGCGCCCGACCGGCGCGCACCTTGCCGTAGAGGTAGAACGACTTCTCATCGCCGGCCGTCGATGTCGTCCACTGCTGGGCGTTCCAGCGCGTCGCCATTGTCGGCTGCACACCCTGCTCGACGTCGTCGTTCTCCAAGGCGAACGCCTCATCGATGTCGGCGTCGTCGAGCGTGTCGCCGTGCGCTGCGTCCTTCGACGGCGCGTCGATCTGCAGGTAGTTCCCGGCGCCGAACAGCAGGTGCTCGGCACCGTTGTTCAGGCTCAGCTTCCACTCCGTCGGCCGCGACGGGCGAGCACGCGGGTTGCGGATCTCCTGGAACGACGACCGTGCATCGCGGAGCTGCTGAGCGAAGTCCTGCTCGAGCTTCTTGCGAGCGTCGGCGCGGCGCTGCGCCGTGTACAGCGCACGCTGGCGGCCCCACATCTTCCCGTCGGGCTTGCGCAGCTTGGGCGCAACCGTCATCCGCCAGCACTTCTTGGCGAACACGAGCGACGTCTTGCCCGACTGACGCATGATCGTGAGATCGATCGCGTCGTATGCGAACCGGCCGTCAGGTTCCAGCTCGAGCGCGACGTCCCACACGTGCTGCTGGTACGGCATCGGCTCCTTGCCCAGCCGGCGCGACACCTCGCCCACCTGGTGCCCGAGGCTTTCGCGGCCGGGATGCCTTGGCGTTCCGTACCGTGGCGGCACCCACAGACGAGGTCCAGTCCTCTTCGGCATCAGGCGGCGCGGCCTCCCTCGCCTTCACCCGCATCGCGGACTCGGCATCGCGGTACTGCGCCCACAGGCGAGCGTCCGTCGGCGCGTGGTCGATCGCGTCGGCCAGCATCAGGAACGCCGTCACCAGCGCCACGTCGGCGCGCTTGATCGCACCGTCCGATTCCATCAGCGCGACCACGAGCTCGGCGGCGTCACGGTTCGGACCCCACTTCGCGAACGTGATCTCCGGCTCGCCGTCGACGAACCACACGAACCGGGCGACGCGCTGTGGGCGTTCCTGCTGCTTACGCGGCATCGGCTACTCGCGCGCGGCGCGCTGCGGCCTTCCGTTGCTGGATCACCTTCGACACCTCTCGGCACGTGACGGCGCACACGCTGCACACCTTCTGCCATCGGCCGAGAGCGGCTCCGCAACCACGGCAGCGCGATCCGCGGGTGACGGTTGGAACCATCGTATGGTTCTTCATGTCGGGACCTCCCAGGGTCTCGGCCGGAGCCCGGACCGTTCGCAGCGGTGCCGGGCTCACCTGTCTATGCGCTCGCGCGCATGATCGGATGACGCCACAGTGGCCCGAGATGCGGGCGCGACATGGTCTCGCTGGCGCACGACGCAGCGAGGTACCCCCCTACCAGGGATGTTAGAGAGAGCGGCTCCGCGGG